TTATAGTGCAAAAGTTAAAACTACAGTTGGTGTGGGTATGTACAATCAACAAGGCGAGGGTCTTACTGTAGCCCCTTTTGAGCAAGTTTACCTGTACTTGTGCCAAGAGAACAGGTTACTAATCGTATTTCCTAGCCCTCTTTATCCTTTCATTGTATGATGGTGCTTGACTATCTTCAATAAATCTATCGAACTTATCTAGGTATTTATCATACCAACGCCCACGGAAAAGTCCAGGCACGATAGTATCGTCATCTTCTGAACCTTTAAAGCGTTCATACCACCTAGCAAAGACATCAGACTTATCGGTAAAACTACCATCATCAAATGCCTTTTGTATCTTTTTTTGATTACCCGCACCTATTACATGAGGTGGGTTCTTATCATAAATATTAGCATATACAAAGTTAGCCTGAGCATCAGCACTATCTTCCTGATTGGTATCTTCTAAATAATCAAGGTAAGAGGTAAGGTGTCCACCAGTAAACTGAAATAAACCATAACCTTTGTTCTCTCTAGTAGTATCTTCTACTTGTGTAAAGTCAAAAGTACCACCAGTTTCTACATCTATGTTGCCAAGTAAGGCAGGTATTTCATCTTCTTCAAACCCTGCCCTAAGTAGCGAACCTCTTATTTCTTCTGCAGTCATACTAGCCAAACAAAGCCTTGACATCAGCAGACATAGAAGGAGTAGATAAATCTTCAAACTCTTCTTTATCTTCATTTTTGATTTTTTCATACTCTTGTGTTGTTGGATTAAACACCATTGTTGGCTCGTCTGGAACAAATGCAGGTTTAGTGCCATACATTTCCATAGCTTTATTATACCCTTCTTGTGTTTTCCAATAGTCATCCTTCTCGTCAACACTCATATTGCCACCCTCGTCAGCTTTAAATCCCATACTTCTAGGTTCTATATCATCAGTCATAGCCATTCTTCTGTCTTGGTCTGGATTACCCATGTCAGTCCTCATTGCTGATTTTGCATCCTTACGATAATTACCATCTATATCGTACATAGTTTCTTGTATTTTTTTATCAGCAGCAGCATCGATTTCTGCTTCACTCATTGCCTCTTGGTCTAAATCAATAGTAATTGGTCCAATACCTTTAGCTATACTATCATAAGCACTACCAAATGCTTCTTGAAATTCAGGTGAATTAATTAAAACCTCTCTCCCAAATTTACCTGAAGGGGTCTCTATTGTTAATGCTGCATTTACTAAAATTTCTTTTGCTTTATTAGCAGCATATGGGTCTATACCATTTCTATAATTATCGCTTTGAATATCAGGCAAAATAAGTTTCAAACCATCTACAATTTCTTGCATTGATGGTTTTGCAACTTCTGTAACCATACTACCATCAGCACCTCTATTACCTTGAAGTCCTATGCCAGATAGTAAAGCCATTTGCTCTGCTGTTGGTTCAGTACTAGCCATTTCTTCTGCCTTAGCTTTTTGTTCACTAGCTTTAATTTCAGCTATTTCAGCTTTTTTTGCTTCTATCTCTGCTTGTATTTTTTTTAATCTTTCCTCGTTAGGGTTCATATTAATCTCCTGTTTTAGAACTCTTATAAAATGGGAATCCAATGACTCCACCAAATGTTGCTTTTGCTGCATCTCCTAAACTGTAATCATCTTCTGTGAAAAATCTTTTAAATGGATTTCCAGAAATAGGTGTTATTTTACTTACTCCATATTGTGCTAAACCTTTAGCTCCTTTAATATCTGGACCTAAATAATTATCATGTTTAAAAGTAACATATTGTTTTTGTGTTATTAATTCTAATAATGTTTTTGGAAATGTAGAACTTTTATTCCAAGCAGTATTCATAGGGTGCATCAACCAATGTAATGGTTCTGCAATTTGTTTTGATATAACCATTTCTTCACCACCACCTAAACCAAGTCTACCTGTCAACCAAAAATCAGCTAAATTAAATTTACTATTATCATCAGCTAACCATGCATGTGCTAAATAAGCCATAAAGGATGTAATAATTAATCCTCTAGTCATATAACCTGCGTACATATTCCATTCTGCAAGTTCTTTACTTGTTAATTTTCCACCTTTATATACTTTTGAAACTAAATCTTTAGTCATACCAAAGCCACGAAACGCTATTCGTATATTAGATACTGTCCAGTCTGGTGAAAATGCAAAAAGATTTGATAGTCTAGCTTTTGATGGTGAAGTGGCTACTGCCATCCAATTATAAAATTCACCTTTAGGATTGTTTGCATTTTTTATTGCTTGTTTTTGCCACTCTAAAGCTAATTTAGAATGTGATTGTCCACCAAAAGCATTATTAACATACTTGCCCGCTATTGCTCCTGCCTCTTGATTGTTTAATGGCTTCCAATCTTCCATCCATTTTTTAGGTAAAACTTTTCCTAGTCCTCTAGGTTGCGTAGCCATTGCTCTTTCTTTAACAGTCAAGTAGGTAAATATTTTAAGATGGTCATGCATTATATCCCATGTTATCTTATCTATTTTATCTTGTACTTTTCCTATTGTTGGTAAATAATCATCATAGATTTTTTTCATAGTGCTATAACCAGCATCTACAAATTCATTAGCTTTAACACCAACACCTATACCATGTTCTGCTAATTCTTTTAAAGTTTGTCTATGTAAAAAATCCCCATATACTTGGTCTGGCAACATATTATTATCTATTATTGGCACACCATCTTTATCATGTTTTAAAACATTTGCCTCCCATTTGCCATCCATTAATTCTCTAACTTTTTGCATACGAGCTGCACCTTTAGGATTTAATCTAGGTAAATATTGAGCAGAAAAAGCACCTGCTCCTGCATATGCAGCAGAAAGAACTAAAGATTGAGCATGAAAAAATGACCATGTAACAGCAATTCTTTTTAAAGCATTTGTTACAGTAATTGCATGAGTAAGTATTAAGGATGTACCAACTGGTGTATAAAAGAAATCTTCAAAAGATTTTGCCATTAATGGATGTACAAGTTTACCTTTTAAAGCAGGTTGTGCAACTTCTTTATAGCCCATTTTTTTAACAAGAGCATCTATAGTTTTATTTGAACCTTCTTTTATTACAAGACCAATTGTTTCTTTACCATGCAAAACACCTACAGAACTAATTTCTTTTACTAATTGTGAACCTGTTATTGCTTTAGTCATAGACTTACTATAACCATCTAATATTTTAAATACATCTGTTTCTATATTGTATTCTGGATATTTTTTTGCTATTTTACTAATTGATTCTTGTAATTTACGAGGCAAAGCATTAGATGTTGTAGTATCTAAAATGTTTTGTAATTGACCTTTAAATGCAACTAAATTTTTAGGTTGTTTTCCTTTAAATATATGTGCTATATAATCATCAACAAATTGTTCATTTTTTAAAACACCAAATTTTTTTGCAAGAGATTTATAATTACGCATTAATTCTCTTACAGCATTAATTCCTATTTGAATATCTGGGTCTAAAGACTCTCTTAATTTTTTCCATTTTGGATTACTGTAATTTTCAATATGGTCTAAAAATTTTAAATGTGACATTTTAGGGTTGTTGCCCATAAGTACACTTTTTAAAACTTGCATTGTTTTACCAGTATATAGTTGACTTTCTCTTTTAGTCCTAGCTGCATTATCAGCAGCACTATAAAATTTCATTTTTAATTTTGCTTGGTTTATGTCTAAACCTGTAAGTCTGCTACGCATTAAACCTGCACCAAGCATACCTATTAAAGCACCATATTGTTTATCTTCATCTGTTATTAACGCACCTGCTATTGCACCTGCTGCAGAATATGCAGCTATTTGTTTTGCAGTTGCTTTAACAGGAGTAGCATCAGCATTATTAAAAGTATCAGAAAAAGTATCAGATTCTCTTTTAACTTTACCTTCTTTTAAATCTTTTTTACCTTGTGTTATTTCTCTTCTACTTCCCCATTTTGGGTCAGTCGGTTTTCTAATTTTTAATTTTTTGTAATCTACAACATTTTCTAACTCAAGTTTTTGTGCAACATTTCTAGCAGACAAGCCTTCAATTTGAGATTTTGAAAATAATGCAGAACCATCTTCTCTTTTTATTTGTTTTAATTGTTTAATTTCTTCTAGTATTAATTTTGTATGTTCTTGTCTAACTCTACTTTCTTTTATTGATTTGTTTGGATTTTTTTTAAGCCACGCATCTTCTAAAGTTTTAATACCATTATTAATCCATAAATTTTTTCTAGCTGTATGTGATAATCCTTCTGGTAATAAAGATACATCTGTATCATTTCTAAAATTTTTATTTACATTATCTAATACAGTAGGTTCTGTTGTATCTTTATTAGTTTTAGATTTATTAGATTTAGGTTGAACTTTTGAAAGTGCTTTTTCTGAACCAACTTTACTAACCATCCAATTACTATTTCCAAGTTTTCCAGATATACCACCAAAAGCTGTACCAAGTAATGCACCGAATGCAGCACCTCTTTTTACATTACCTGCATCAATAGAACCTTTAAAAGTTAAATCATGTAATGCTTCATACACGCCTCCATATGTAGCAGCTTCTACTCCTCTTCCTATACCAGCTTGTATTCTTGAGTTTTGCATAAACCTACCTACTTGTTGAACATATTTAGGTTGTATTCTTGCTGCTTGTGCTGCCATTTGTGCTGCTGATTGACTTAATCCAGAAGCCATTTTTGGTATTCTAAAATAACTTAACAATAAATATTGAGGGTCTTTAACAACCATACCAGCAACTTGACCTAATGAATAAAAAGGTTTATCAATAAATTGATTTCCCATTGCAGATAATCCTTCCATTACTCCTATTTCTTCTGGATTATATCCATATTTTTGTTGTACTTCTGATATGTCTTTTTCATTATTATCATATGCAAATATCATATCTTGTTTAAATTTATTTAAAACACTAAGATTTGCTTCTTTATCTGCTAATTCACCTTTTGTTAATTTACCTTCTTTAGCAATATCTTGATAATATTTTTCTAATGCAATAGAATCATAAATGCCAACCATATTTCCCCACTCTTCTATTTGTCCTTGAAACCATCTATCTCTAGTTTCATCATCTGTAGTTGTGAGTTTTTTACCCCATTCATATATTTGAGATTTTGGAGCACCATTAACAACACCATTAAAAAAATTATCGTCAACTTCTTTATATTTTGGAGCAACTTCTTGGTAATATTTTATGGTAGCTTGTTTTTGTGCTTCAGACTTATTAGAGTCTATAGCAACATAACCAACACCTTCTATAAATACACTAGACATTAGACTACTTGTCCACCCATAGCAGTTATATCTGGTGCTTGTGGTGTTCCTACATCACTAAGCATTTCTTGAAACCACATTTGCGAGTCTGGTTGGCTAAAAGCACTAGAATTTATAGAGGCTGTATCGCCATATTTTTGTTTTAAAGTTTCATACATTATTAATTGTGCTGGGTCTAAAGCTCGTGATGGGTCATTTGCAAAAAACGAATTATCTATAATTTTTTGCAATTTATCAAAAATTTGTTTATGCTCTTCTGGTTTATTATTTAATATTTGCTCTGCTTGTATTTGTGCAGCCTCTAATTCTTCACCTGTTAAATTCAATAATCCAACAGATTGTTCTGTATTTTCTAAATTACTTGTTATAGGTTCATCTGTACTTGTCATACTTGTACTTGGCTTTGCAATCAACATGTTATTATCTAACCATTGTGCTCTTTTATTTCCTTGTGTTTTAGCCCAATTTTTAAACTCATTTGTAAGTAATTTTGTATTAGATAATATATTATTTATTTCATTTACAGTTTTACTTTTATCACGAGAAATAAAATTGCGAAATGCTTTAAATTGTGCTTCTAATTCTTTTTTAGCAGCAGATTTTTTTGAATCATAAGCAGCTTGTGTAGTATTTCCTGAACCTACATCAGTTTTATTACCAATTTTAAAAGGTGTAGGTAAACCATTTTCATCTAATGGTTGTTTTGATAGCAAATATGAATCTAACAACTCATCAGTAATAATAGATGCACTAAGTTGAGTAGGAATTTGATTTAATAAATCTTTGTTAGGTGTTGTTAATGTAGTTTTTGTTTTTTGAAGTTCAATACCTACATTTCTAACTTCTAAAGACAAGTCTGGAAATCCTGCTTTACTTAATTCATTTGCAATTGCATCCATTTCTTCTGGAGTATCTGGGTCTGGGTATTTTGTCATAATTTCATCTATAGCATTTTGTTTTGCCATCATAGGGTCTTGACCACCTAACATCATTCCTATTCCTCTACCAGCCATATCACTTTGTAGTGCATTTGCTGCTGTCATTGGTGCATAAGCAGACCTATCTAATTGTCCAAATGACATAGCTTGTTGTGTCATCGCATCATTTATAGATTGTTCTACATCAAATCTGTTACTAAATAAACCCATTATATTCTCCTATCCAATTAGGTTTCCAAGCGAACCAAACAGTCCACCATCACCACCTTTACTACTCATACCAAACATATCCCATATACTTTTGTTACGAACACCATCTCTTGTTGCTAGTTGATTTGCAATATTAATTGACGCTTTAGATACTCCGCTACCCGTAATGTTTGCACCTGCAGCATATTGTCCACCTGCTGCTAACATATTATTTGGTTGTCCTGCTAAAGTCAAAGCATTAGACAAATCTGTTGATTGTCTACCTCTTTCCATATCTAATATAGATTGTGATGTTTGTAAAGCATTAGCAAGTGCTTGTTGATTTTGCATACCAATACTTGTTTCTAATGCACTTCTTTGTTGACCACCACCAGTAGAACCTAGCATACCTCTAGCTATTTGTTGCTCATCTAATTGTGCTCTAGCTTGGTCTTGTGATGGCTGTAATAATGCTTGCTGTTCTTGGTAAATTGCTTGTTGTAATTCTTGTGGACTTCCAGATAATTGTGCAACTCTATCAGCAGTCATACCTGCACGACCTAGTAACGCATCATATTGTGCTTGTAATTCTGGAGATAAACTAGATGTAATTGTTTTTCCATCTTGGTCTACAACATTGCTACCAGTAACTCCATAAGTGCTATATGGTGCACTCATTTCATACATCTTGTCCATTAACTGTTTTTGTCTTTCAAAGTCTTGTTGGGCATAATCTACTGTTTTATTACGACCACCAAACAATCCTCCAAGTAAAGAACCTAAATTAATGCCACCACCTTTAGAGGTTGATTTATTAATAGCACCACTTTCAAATGGTGTTGGTTGGCTATAGAACGCATTTTTTCCACCTGTACCAAATGCTTCTGTTTCATATCCCATCTTAATCTCCTGTCCTTGTAAATCCGTTATTGTCTATTGCTGTTCCTGCACTACCGCCTGACCCACCAGAGCCTAGTCCATCACCTGATTGACCGCTTTGTCCAGAAGAACCATTATTACCAACTGAGCCTCCAGAACCACCAGAGCCAGCAGTTGTTGTTCCTCGGCTTCCACCTGCTATCGCACCAATACCACCACCGCCAGCAGCAGTTAAAGTTCCTGCTCCACCGTTACCTGATTGTCTTATACATCCAGAGCCACTACATTCAGCATTTCTTGAACCTCCAGAGCCAAAGGATTGTCCACCTCCACCTCCACCACCACCAGCGTAGTCACGGTCAGAGAAACTTTGGTCATCAGTCGAACCACCGCCTCCTCCACCGCCTCCTCCTCCACCGAGGATTGAGCCATTGTTGTCTAAAGTAATGTTTTTTTCTAGCTTTAGGGCTGTGCCACCACTACCACCAGACGAGCCATTTGCAGAAGCAGCACCACCGCTACCTCCTGACCCTCCAGCACCATAAATATAACCATTGTTAATAATAGTAAGAACACCAGCAACACCACTTCCAGTAAGTAGGGCAGGGGTGCTAGTTGAGTCTGAATAAACATAAACACCAGAGTTAATGACTACATCTACATCACCTAATTTTTGGTCGGTAGTAAGTACAGTATCTAAATCTAATTTATTAACATTACTTGAAACTGTATAAGTATATTTCCTTTGATAAAAAGGCTTCCAAGAGCCACCATCTTTAACACTAGCAGTTAATACTTCTTTCCAAGCACCGCCATCTTTAACAGAAACCTTTGTAGGTTCTTTCCAAGTTCCAGAATCGTTTATCTTTAAAGTCATATTAGCTTGCTACTTGATACCAAATATCTCCATTAGAGCCACCACTTGCAGCAGATGTGCTTACTGTTCTTAAACCAAAACCATTTGTTCTAGCAGCTTCAGTTGTAGTTTTGTGACTAGCAATTGCTGTAGTTACAAAAGCTGTTGAAGCAACTTGTGTAGTATTTGTTCCTTCTGTAGCAGTTGTTGCACTAAATGCTTCTGAAGCACTACCATTCAAATCAGCCTTAGTGTTGACTGCTGTTTGAACTGCTGTAAATTCAGTATTAAAATCTGCGCCAGATATTACTTTTGCTGCATCAGAGTCCGATAATGCATCTTTTCCCGACCAAGATACTGCTATTGTATAATTTGCCATTATCTTATTTTCCCTTGTTTATGTAATAAAGTTAAGTCTTGTAGACTTGTATCATATCCATTTGATTCTATAGATATTTCTAATTTTAAATTTTTTGCACTTCCTGTTAATGAAGTTTTATATTCCTGCAATCCATATACAGGTTTATAAGTAACACCTGATTTACCATACAAAGATGTACTTGCTCCCCATAAAGCTGCTGTACCTGTTGTTACTGGATTTAGCGTTATAGATGTTGTAGGTGATGGACTTGGACTATAATCTTTGTACCATTTTAATCCTAAGGTTGCTCCAGAACCACCTTCTAAAACTAAAAATAATCTTTTTAGTAAAGAAGCTGCAACTGATTGACCCAAGTTAATCCATGTAGTTGCTATATTGCTAGTAAAAGAACTATTGGTATATGTTTGTGAACCACTAGGATAAGATAAATCTGTATCATAATATCCTTCATATCCAGCAATACTTCCATCTTGTTGACCTACAAGTAATCCATACAATGTTGTATATGTCAAACTTGCTGGTTCTCTATCATTGTCAAAAACCCATGTTGTAATTCTAGGTGCTCCATTTGGTGTAGCATGTTTAAAATCAAACACATAATTTATATTTTTATCGACAAAAGACAATATATATATTCCTTCATTTTCAACATAAACACTTTTAATATTTGTGCTTTGTCCTATATTTCTAATTAATGTATCTTTAATGTTTAAAGATAAATCTAATAAAGGAAGTTTGTCTTTTTCTGTTGTACGAGCTAAAGACCTTAAACCTGTTGAAGAAATAAAAACTAAATCATCACCAATTGCTTGTACACTATCTCTACTAATACATCCAACACCATTTATAACTTCATCAAGTGCCATACTACCAATTATATTAGGGCTATTATATATAGCAATATTGTTTGTACCAAATACAACTAACTTTCCAAAAAAAGGTGCAATAGCTATTATGTCATCACTACCCCATACAGTTTTTAAATCAATTAAACCGCCATTTGAAGCACCATTTTCTGCTGTTGTTCTAAAATCATCAGCATCTAATAAACTAGAATAATACAAAACATCTTTAGATTCAGCAACACCACCTACCCACATACGACCATAAAAACCCATACCGCAACTAGGTTTAAATTCAGCAGAAGTAACACTTGAAGGTCTGTGTGCGTTATCAAACGCAGCCCATTTACTACCAGAACCTTGTGAACCATCATATCTTTGTGGCACTACACCTGCGTGTATGCAAGTTAATCTATTATTAAAATTTATAAACTGCCAATCACTTGTGCTGCCAGATACAGTATGTTTAACATCAGCACCACTACTAGGAAACGCAGCATTAGGTGCGGTAAAATCTATTGTGTATATACTTGTACCATGACTAGCAAATATCTTGTTTGTACCATTGTCGTTATGCTCAACAATTGAACCTATTTTTGTACCAGATGGTGTTACTTTTTGTTTTAAACCCTTTCTAAAAGCAATACGACCAGACTCTCTTATTACAACATTTTCTGCTTTTGTAAGATAGGAAGGATTAAGTGTTGCTGGATTATCTTGCGTATTTAATCCATTAATACCTATATCTTGTAAAGGTTGATATGTAAGTTCTTTAGCCATTATCTAAAATTAACTGTTCCATGAGAATGATTTTCTTTAATATACCAATCTGATTCGTATTGTGTATTTCCACTATCTAACATAATAGCTTGTTTAATTGCATCGTTTGCTTCTTGTGCCATAAGACTAGATTGTGTTCCACCATCTTCACCACGCTCAGATATTGCTCTAGCCCATGCACCAAGTATTACTGGCTTAGAAGGTATTTTTAAAACTGTACTAGCTGTAGATAAATCGTCTTGTGGTTTTACAATGTCAAAAGACAATGTATGTGCTTCTGTAGGTACTGGTGATAAATCTATTTTAAGATTGTTAGAACTATCACTACCATTAAAAGCGTAATACAATGGCTCACCTGTATCATCTGTAGGATATTTAACTGTGTTAATATAATTTCTACTGGCTTGATTTAGATGTATTCCAGTATCATTATTAACTACATCAATAATTTTAATTTCCTGTCCAGAACTTAAGTTGTAATTTTTTGTACCTGCTACTGTAGTTATATCAACTGTTTCTCTTAAATTTAACCAATCATGATAATTTTCTATATTTCTTTTACTATCATTTATTAAAGCACCTATTACTTTTTGATAAGCTGATACTGTACTAGAGTCATTAATATTGCCAGACCAATCTGTTGCAATTGTATCTTCTCTAAGTCGTATTAGTACTTGATTTATTAATTCTCTATATGTCATATACTATCCTTTAATTATTTTTCCCCATACTGAACATCTACCATCTACTATGTCTACAACTTCAACTTGAAAATTTCCATTGTCAAAAAAAGTTACAATACCAAAAGCGTGATTCCAGTTATGTAGTCTGCCTTTTAACCATGTGTTGTTTTCTGCCGACATATCTTTTAAACAACCCATTGACCAAGCACTTATATTTCCATCTAATAATCTTGTTGATGAAAACCTTGAAACATCATGTGTGTGTCCGTACATAATGTTTGTACCATATCTTTCCAAATGTGTCTTAGCATGAGTAGTTGTTGTATATGCACCATGTACAAAAGACAACTTACCAATAGTTAAAACCTCATTGTACTTACGATACTCATAACCTCTGTCATCCCATTTACAAGCATTTCTAAATAAATACTGTTCAAGGTATGGGTTTTCTAATACAAAAGCATCTAGCCATTCGTCATGATTACCTGCAAGTATATGTCGAGTATTGCATTTTACCTTGTCTAACACCCTGTCAAACCTGTCTATTTGTTTATTAACAGCTTTAACTTCTTTATCTATTTCTGGTAACTGGTACTCTAGTGGTGGTCTTTTCTGTCGTTTATACCTATGCCCCGATACAGAATTCCATTCTCCAACATCACCCAGATTAATAAATATGTCTGGTTTAATCTCTTCTATTGCCTTTAGTACAACTTTGACCGCTTTCTCATCATGTATCGGAAAGTGTTGGTCGGGTATAACTACCGCCCTTTTCATTATTACCTACCTTTTGCTAATTGTGCTCCAAAGTAGAATTCGATAATCATTGTTGCCCATCTAAATATTTCATCAAATTTCAACATCCCTTCTACAGTAACATACTCTATTTCGTCTGCTGTCAATTGAAATCCTAATATACTAAAGCCTTCTGTTACTGTCGGTATAACAGTTGGCACATTCCAAAACACAGGGGCTACCTGTGTAAATATAACTAAAGCTAATATAGTTAAAATAATAATTCTTCTGTTCATAGCAGCCATAGGGCTTTCTTTATCTGCTCTATCTCTTGCCATGTTGATAGAATCGTTACGAACTTGCAACGATTGTATCATTAATTTTTGTTGTTCTTGTGCTGCTTGACTTTTTAATGCAAATAATTTTGCAAAAAAACCTAATGCAATTGGAGCAACATTTGTTATAAAAGCTATCATGCAACTAATTTTAATAAATTGAACATACCTACTTCACTTGCTAAAAAATATGCAAAACCACCATAAATAAAATATCTGATTTGATTTAACATATTAAATATTTTTTGTATTTTATCGTTAGTATCGTCAATCTTACTAAAAAGTTTAGCTATTTGATTAGAATGTTTGTCTAACTGTAACTGAACTCTATTATCTTCCATTACTTTTTAAATCCTTTTTTCATTTTTGCATAGGCTTTTTTAGTAATAGTAGATTTAGACTTAGGTCTACTAATACCTTTTTTTTTCCTAGCGTTTATGTTTGCGTATAGTCCTTTTTTAGCCATTACCACTTTACCTTGTTTGCCCAGTAAGCTGCACTCATCTTACCTTTTTTTATATTTTTACCATGTCTAGCTTTAAAAGACCTTGACCTAGCTGTGTTGGTTCTATCGCCAGTTTTACCTTGCTGTCCAAATCTAATTAGTTTTGTTTTATCACCATCCTTTGCCAAAACAACATGACTTTTTGTTGGATGTTTAGGTGTTCTTTTAGCTTTATTGTAGCCAGATAAATTATTTTTTGTTAATCTACTGTCTTTAGCCATTATTTCTTTTTACCTTTTTTCTTCATTGGTGGGCGACCTCTTTTTTTTCCGTATGTACCTTTTCCGTATGGCATATTATTCTCCTAGTTTGCTAGTGGGTTATCTAACGCTCTTTGTAGTCTTGTGTTAAGTCTTTCTTCTACATCTTTAATTTTTCTATCTGTATCAGAATAAAGAGCATCTCTTCTCTGGTCAAATCTTGTATCAGCATTGTCAATCATTGTACCTACATCTGATTTTTGATTTTGTAGTTTTGTTTCTACATCATTAACAATACTTTCAAGATGTCGCATATCTTCTCTAACTTCTACTTTAACTTCTTTAACATAAGTAATTTGTTCGTCAACATTATCTTTAATTAAATTAATTTCTTCCTTAAACAAGTCAATTTCTTTACTGACAAACTCCATATGTGTGTTTACTGTAGACATATGTTCATTAATAACTGCTAAATCTTGTTCTATACCTGACAAATCTGGTGCAATATAAGAGTTTATTTTAGATTCCATGTCTAAATATCTTTGATAAACTTCAAATCCACCCCATGCACCACCTAGTATTGTACCTATTAATGGAACAATAAGTAGT